AAAAGCACTAGAGATTCTAGGCCGTGTTACCGAGATCGGATTATTCACTACACGCATCGAAGTTTCTGTTGCCGACAAGCCGACGGCTGATCTAGAGAATGACCTCAGCGTCCTTTTAAAGAACTACGCTAAAAAAGATACCGACCCCGTCCAAGAGATCACTGACGAAGAGTTACGCGGTTATTCTGAAGAGATAAGCGAAGGTGTGTTCTCAGAAGAGTATGTTGAGGAAGACGAGGAGTGAGTATTCCACTAGGCGATCTGACAATCGATGAGGATCTGCTCAAACAAGCACTCTCAACTGCACCGTTGAGCGAACGTGCAAGACTGATCGCACTCATCGAAGAACTCAAACGCAGACAGAACCGCGAGTTCGCGCAACAGAACTTCTTAGCGTTCGTGCAACAAGTGTGGCCTTCCTTCATCTATGGTCGGCATCACGCTCGCATGGCTCAAGAGTTCGAAAAGGTAGTGTCTGGAGAGAACAAGCGACTCATTATCAATCTTGGGCCGAGGCATACAAAATCTGAGCTTGCGTCTTATCTCTTACCTGCATGGTATTTGGGTAAGAATCCAAGTGAAAAAATAATACAATGTTCGCACACTGCTGAACTTGCGGTTGGTTTTGGTCGTAAGGTTCGTAACTTAGTTGGGTCCGCAGCATACCAAGAAATATTCCCTGGCGTTGAGCTTCAAGCTGACTCTAAAGCCGCTGGAAGATGGAATACAAGTGCCGGAGGAAGTTACTATGCGATAGGCGTATCAGGCGCGGTTACAGGGATCGGGGGTTCGCTAATCATTATTGATGATCCACATGCCCTCAAATTAGACACTGAGATAGCCACCACTGAAGGTTTTAAAACTATTGGTACTGTTGCCGTTGGTGACTATGTTTTTGCACCTGACGGTACTCCAACAAAGGTTGTTGCAAAATCAGAAGTGCGGCACGATAGGGAAATATACAAAGTTACCACTGACGACAATGTAGAAATATTTTGTGATGGTGGGCATCTTTGGAACTATCGATCGGATACAAAACTAACTGCTCCGCATAGAAACGCAACTACAAGAGATTTGTCTGAATGGAATAAAAAAAGTGCACCGTGTTTGCCAAGACACAGTGCAGTTCAATATCATGAAAAAGATTATTTAATACCACCGTATGTTTTAGGTGCATGGCTCGGTGATGGGACAAGTTCACTAGGAAGAATTACTTCTCACCCTGATGATGCGCCATATACTAGAGAACAGTTTGAACGTGAAGGATATGAAACGACCACACTTACAGATCCTTATAGTTTTGGTGTATTAAAATTACGAGCACAACTTATAGAAAAAAATCTATTAAATAACAAACATATTCCTGAAGAATATTTAATAGGATCTATTGAACAAAGAATGGATCTACTACAAGGTTTGATGGACACAGACGGTAATGTGACCGCACAAGGTCAATGTTGTTTTCAAAACACTAATAAAAGAATAATTGATGGCGCTATTCAAATCATACACAGCCTTGGTGTAAAAGCTAAAGTTCATTCGTATTTCGACACTAGAGAAAGACACGCATCAAGAAAATTAGATTATAGAATAACTTTCAAACTACAAGACGCGGCTAGAATGCCTAGAAAAGCGTGTAGGACTTTTACCCCAACAGACAAAAGATGCAGAAGTATCAAGGTTGAAAGAACAACTGAACGTGCTTCTGTACAATGTATAACAGTTGATAGAGAAGATGGGTTGTTTCTTATTGGTAGAGAGTATGTTGTTACACATAACTCAGAACAAGAGGCTGCCATAGCCGCATCTAACCCAGAAGTTTACGATAAGGTCTACGAGTGGTATACATCAGGACCTCGTCAGCGTCTTCAACCCCAAGGAGCGATAATTATCGTTCAGACTCGCTGGTCGAAACGAGATTTAACTGGACAAGTGAGACAAAAAGAGTTAGATGGGGGTGGTGATAAGTGGCGGTTAGTCGAACTGCCCGCGATATTGCCTAGCGGCAAACCTCTGTGGCCTGAGTTCTGGTCTATAGAAGAATTAGAAGCCACTAGAAATGCGATCGATGTCTCTAAATGGCAAGCGCAGTACCAACAGAACCCAACATCTGAAGAAGGGGCGATCGTAAAGCGAGATTGGTGGCAACGATGGGAACAAGATACACCTCCACCTACCAGTTTTATCCTACAAGCGTGGGATACCGCGTTTGAAAAACACAATCGAGCGGATTATAGTGCGTGTACGACGTGGGGGATCTTCAATCTTCCCGATGAGAAAGGAATTGATCGAGCAAATATAATTTTGTTGGACGCTAAACGTGATCGACTAGAGTTTCCGCAGTTAAAAGAAAAAGTATTGGGCGAGTATCGTTATTGGGAACCCGATTCGCTAATTATTGAAAAGAAAGCATCAGGCGCACCATTGATTTACGAACTTCGTCACATGGGAATCGTCGTATCCGACTTTACACCGACCCGTGGTAACGATAAGATCTCCCGATTGAATGCGATATCTGACATCTTTTCTTCCGGTCGAGTTTGGGCTCCAAATACACGCTGGGCAGATGAGGTTATTGACGAAGTTGCCGCCTTCCCCGCAGGTCAACACGATGATTATGTCGATTGTGTCAGCATGTCCCTCGCCTTATTTAGGAAAGGTGGTTATATTAGCACCAAATTGGACCGAGAAGATGAAGAATACGAGTACCGACGTAAAACAAGTAACTCTTATTATTAAAGGTAACGATTATGGCTGAAGATCCCTTCGATTTTATTAAAATAATGACACTGTTGTTTTTAGCGTCTCTCGTAGCAATGAGTATGCCAGATGTGGAAGCGTCCACCTGTAGAAACCCCGCTGTTAAACGACAATTTGATAGAGCACAAGGATACCCACATGGTCGTAAAGGTTATATTGTTGATCATAAATGTAGCTTATTTTGTGGGGGTCGAGATTCCACTTCTAATATGCAGTATCAAACAACAGTTGAATCTAAAAAGAAAGATTTGTGGGAGAATACTCCACTAGGATGCAAGAAAACCTGCACTCCACAAAACTCTACCCCTACCCGACAAGTATTTAACTGTAAATAAGGAACAAGAATGATTGAAAAAAGTATGAACCCTGCTCCACAGGGGATTAGTCAAGTTGATCCTAATGCGGAACCGTTAGAGATTGAGATTGTTGATCCTAAAGAGGTAACGCTACGACATGGTGACGAAGAGATCACTATAAAACCTTTGTTTGATGAGGAAGAATTTACTTCAAATTTAGCAGAAGATGTGCCTGACAATGTATTAGCATCTTTAGCGTCTGAACTTATTGCTGATTTTGAAAGTGATATTAGTTCGCGTCGTGATTGGATCAGCACGTACACAGATGGGTTAGAGCTCTTGGGCTTACGCTTAACGGAACGATCCGAACCGTGGGAGGGAGCATGCTCTATTCAACATCCGTTATTAACAGAAGCGATTGTTAAGTTTCAAGCAGAGACAATCACTGCGACGTTCCCTGCAAGCGGCCCTGTTAAAACACAGATTATCGGTAAGGAAACCGAAGATAAAAAAGAAGCCGCAATGCGTGTACAGACTGATATGAACTATCAGCTGACCGATGTGATGACTGAGTATCGCCCAGAGCATGAGCGTATGTTATGGGGCTTAGGATTGGCAGGTAACGCCTTTAAAAAGGTTTATTATGATCCTTACTTAGGTCGTCAGGTATCGATGTACGTCCCTGCTGAAGATATGATTGTACCCTACGGTGCTTCTGATCTTGAAACAGCGGAACGTGTAACGCATGTGATGCGCAAAACTGAAAACGAAGTTAAACGATTACAGTATGAAGGGTTCTACCGAGATGTAGAACTAGGCGATCCATCTAACACAATGGATGAGGTGGAGAAGAAGATCGCTGAACAGTTAGGGTTTAGAGCGACTACGGACGATCGTTACAAGTTACTTGAGATGCACGTTGATTTAGATCTTGAAGGTTACGAGCACGAAGATCCTGAAACGGGTGAACCAACAGGTATAGCACTTCCGTATATCGTCACCATGGAGAAAGGCACAAGCACTATCCTATCTATCCGTAGAAACTGGGATCCTAAAGATGAAGCATCTAAAAAACGTAATCACTTCGTACATTATGGCTATGTTCCAGGTTTTGGCTTTTATTGTCTTGGGCTTGTTCATCTTATTGGTGCTTTTGCCAAGTCTTCTACTTCAATCCTTCGTCAGTTGGTTGATGCAGGTACCCTCAGCAATCTACCGGGCGGTTTCAAAACCAGAGGACTCCGTGTAAAGGGTGACGATACACCGATATCCCCAGGTGAATGGCGAGATGTAGACGTACCATCCGGTACGATGCGCGACAACTTCATGCCGCTACCTTATAAAGAGCCTAGCCAAACACTGTTGGTGTTGCTACAAGCGATTGTAGAAGAAGGTAAAGCCTTTGCCGGAGCAGCGGATCTTGCTGTGTCTGATATGTCTGCAAACTCACCTGTCGGAACCACCCTTGCGGTACTAGAACGTACACTGAAAGTAATGAGCGCGGTACAAGCGCGTATTCACTACTCGATGAAACAAGAGTTTATTTTATTACGCGATATTATTAGGGATTACTGTCCAGATGAATACGATTACGATCCAACCGAAGGTAGTAGACACGCTAAGAAAACTGATTATGATTTGGTGTACGTACTTCCTGTATCAGATCCCAACGCGTCAACAATGGCACAGAGAGTTGTACAGTATCAAGCGGCCTTACAATTAGCGCAACAAGCGCCCCAGTTATACAACATGCCTGTATTGCACAGGCAGATGCTCGAAGTGCTAGGTATTCCTAATTACCAAAAACTGGTACCAATGGACGATGATATGAAACCGCGTGATCCGATCACCGAGAATCAGAACATCCTAAAGAACAAACCGGTCAAAGCGTTCCTTTATCAGGATCATCAAGCGCATATCGCGGTTCACATGGCGGCTATGCAAGATCCTAAAGTACAGATGGTGTTGCAACAAGCGTTTGGACAAAACCCACAAGCATTACAGGCACTGCAAGCGTCTATGTCTGCGCACATCTCAGAACACTTAGGTTACGAGTATCGCAAGCAACTTGAACAAGCGATGGGTGCCAACTTACCGTCTTACGGTGAGGATGATACGGATAACCAAGTGACCATCCCTGAAGCGATGGAAGTGCAGATCTCTCAACTCGCGGCTCAAGCTTCACAGCAATTATTGCAACAGAACCAACAGCAACAGCAAGATCAAGCGAACCAACAGAAGCAACAAGATCCTCTGATCCAAATGCAACAAGGTGAGCTACAGATCAAGCAAGGCGACTTGCAACGCAAGATGGCTAAAGATCAAGCGGACATTCAACTTGAGATGGCCAAACTTGAACTTGAGCGCGAGAAGTTGGGAGCTACACAAGAGCTTGCTGGCGCAAACATCGGTCTGAAGATGAAGACTGACCAAGCCCGTATTGATGCGGATAAGGAGAAACTAGCCACCAAGATGGGTGTTGATGTCGCTATGAAAACGCAAGATCGCCAGCATCAAAAGGAGCAAGCGTTTAACCAACGATCGCAACAAGCTGAAAAGAAAGAGCCTAAAGAACCTAAAGAATGATAACGACTTTGGTTGCAGAGGTAGTATTGCTACCTCTTAAAGCGATAGGTTTAACCTTTGTGTTCCTGTACTTGTTCTATTGTATGGGTGTCAGGATTTGTAAGGATGTGAAACGATGGACAAAATAGCAGAAATATTAATAAAGCAGATCGATGAGAAGATTGTGCTTTTACAGAACTCTATATGTGATGGTCGAGCAAAAGACTACGCGGAGTACAGGTATGGTGTCGGTGAAGTAAGAGGTTTACTAACCGCACGCCAATACATAACGATTTTAAACAACAAAATGGAATCATACGATGAGTAAAATATTGTTAGCAACTAATCCTAAAAATCCGCAAATTGTGGGTTCTGTGGATATGGAAGCTTCAAACGAAGAAAAGGCCACACAGCTTCCTATTCCTTCTGGTTATCGAATACTATGTGCTTTGCCTCAATTGGAGAAAGAGTATGAGAGCGGGTTACTCAAAGCCAACGAAACACTACACCATGAAAATCTTCTGGCTACTGTGCTGTTTGTTGTGGCTATGGGCGCTGATTGTTATGGAGACAAGACTCGTTTCCCCAGCGGCCCTTGGTGCAAAGTTGGAGACTTTATTGTGGTTAGACCTAACGCGGGCACACGACTAAAGATTCATGGTAAGGAATTCCGGGTAATAAATGACGATTCTGTAGAAGGTATCGTTTTGGATCCTAGAGGTGTATCAAGACTATGAAGACGTGCACAAGATGCAAAATATCAAAAGATAAAGTATTTTTTAGTAAACAAACAGTGGCTAAAGATGGGTTACAACCGCACTGTAAAGAGTGTAAAAAACTATATCAGCAAACATGTGTTACTAGGAATGAAACTTCTAAAAGATACAGAGATGCCAATAAAGAATTGTGCATGGCTAGAACTTTAAAATGTGTAAAAAACAATAGGGAGAAATATAACAAGCTTGCATCTGATTGGGCTTTTAAAAACAAAGAAAGAGTTCTTCAAAATAGGAGGAATTGGTATAGGTTAAATAGTTCTAAACCTATAGAGGCACAAAGAAGACGAGTTAAAAGAATGCAAGGATTAAAATTATCACCGGCATTTCAAGCAGAAGTCGACGGAATGTATTTATATTGCAATATTATGAACATGTTTGCCAAAAATTTTTCAGAAAGATTGGAAGTAGATCACATAATACCTTTGAATGGAAAGTTGGTATCAGGATTACATGTTCTTAATAATTTACAAATACTAACTGCTTCTGAAAATAGAAGCAAAGGTAACAGAATCAATTTAAATGAGGTAACAAGCTAATGGCTTATATAGATGAAGAATACACATTCCCAGACGAAGCGCCTGAAGTTGAATCAACCGATGAAGGGTATGAGATTGAGATAGAAGACGACACACCACCTGCGGACAAAGGTAAAACCCCTTTACCGAAAGCGATTGTTGAAGAGTTAGAAGAAGCGGATGACTCTGACGAGTACACCGGTAAGGTGCAAACCAAGTTCAAGCAGTATAAGAAAGCGTGGCATGACGAAAGACGTGCTAAGGAAGAAGCGTTCAGAGAACAGGAAGAAGCGCTTAATATAGCGCAACGAACCTTAGATGAAAACAAACGCTTAAAAGCTTTGTTAGAGTCTGGCGAAAAGGAACTGATCAGTACGTATCAGTCTTCCGCTGAGATGGAAGTTGAGCAAGCAAAACGAAATTATAAAGAAGCTTATGATTTCGGCAATACGGATGCGATTATCGAAGCGCAAGCTGAGTTAATGAAGGCAACAAATAAACTTGACAAAGCTAAAAATTTCAGGCCTACTGTTCAGAACGTCGACGATAACGTACAAGTTCTACCAAAAAAGCAGCCTCAAGCTGCACAGATGGACCCGAAGGTAGCGGAATGGGTAGCAGAAAATCCGTGGTATGTAGACCCAACTAAAAAATCTATGTCAAGATTCGCTGTAGGCATACACGAAGACTTACTAGAAACGTATGGGGAGAAGTTCGTTGGTACTGACGAATACTTTAAACGCATCAACCAAGAAGTTTCTCGCAGATTCCCAGAAGAATTTGAAACCTCAAACGATGAGCCAAAGACTCAACGTACATCTAAATTAAACACGGTCGTGGCCTCTGCGAAACGTAGCACATCTGCAAAAAAGATTACGCTTACGACTACGCAAGTCGCCCTAGCAAAGAAGTTCGGTTTAACACCAGAACAATACGCCCGTGAACTAACAAAATTGGAGGCCTAATCATGGTACAAACACCTAGAGAATTAAGTACCCGTAGCACAACTGAACGTCCTAAACAGTGGGCACCAGCAGAGCTTTTACCAGAACCTGATAAACAGCCTGGCTACGCATATAGATGGATTCGTACTTCTACACTAAATGAGTCTGACCCACGAAATCTTTCATCAAAACTGAGAGAAGGCTGGGAGCCAGTTGGTGTTGATGAACAACCTAAGTTTAAACTGTTAGTCGATCCTAATAGTCGCTTTAGCGATAACATTGAGATTGGCGGGTTATTACTTTGCAAAACCCCTGTGGAGTTTATTGAACAGCGTACCGCGCATTTTCAAAAACAAGCTCAATCACAAACGGAAGCAGTAGATAATAATTTAATGCGCGAAAGTGATCCTAGAATGCCTATCTTTAATGATAGGAAAAGTTCTACTTCCTTTGGCAGAGGTTAATAAATTAATTTTTTGGAGGTTTAAATGGCTTACCCTACCGTAAGTGCTGCATACGGCTTAAAACCCGTAAATTTAATTGGGGGTCAGGTTTTCTCTGGCTCCACTAGAGCGTATCCTATTCAATACGCTTATGGCACAAGTATTTTTAATGGTGACCCAGTTGTTCTTGCAAGTGGAACTATTACTAAAGCGACCATTGCCGCTGCAACTACCGGTAAAGTAATTACCGGTATCTTTTTAGGTTGCTCTTTTACAGATCCTGTAACTAAGCAAAAACGCTTTTCACAATATTGGCCTGCTAGCACATTAGCCGGTGATGCAGTAGCTGTTGTTACTGATGACCCAGATACTGTGTTTAAGATCGTTATGTTATCAGCCGCTGGCGGTACTGTCACTTCTGGTTCACAAGCTTTGGTTGGTCTTAACGTAGCTGGCGCTGACGCTGCTGGTAGTGTAACTACTGGTAACTCTGCTGTTGGTGCTGTTACCCCAAGCGCTACACCTAGCACAGGTTTGGCTTTCCGTGTTTTGGACACTGTTAAAGAAACTGCTATTAGTACACCTGTACCTAGCACTTCAACTACTACTGTTACTATTACTGTTCCTGCCTTAACTGTACCTTTAATTATCGGTTCTGAAGTTAACTTCCTTGCTGCTAATGGTCAGTTGGTTAACACAGGTTCTTTCTTAACAGCGTCTTATGCTATTGGTGCAACTTCATTGGTTATGAATGCTGCTTCTGGTGTAACTATTCCGGCTTCTGCCACTTTAGTTATCACTCAATACCCTGAAGTTCTTGTAAAGATCAACTTCGGTATTCACTCATATTATGGCGCTTAAGGAGCATAACATATGGCTATTTCACGTTCGCAACTATTAAAAGAATTGCTTCCGGGCTTAAACGCTCTGTTCGGTTTAGAGTACAATCGTTATGGTGAGCAACATAAAGAAATTTATGAAATCGAATCATCTGAGCGTTCTTTTGAAGAAGAAACAAAATTGTCTGGCTTTGCTGCCGCTGCCGTTAAACCTGAAGGCTCAGCCATTCAGTATGACAATGCGCAAGAAGCTTGGACTGCTCGCTACAACCACGAGACCATTGCATTAGGGTTCAGTTTGACACAAGAGGCTATCGAGGACAATCTTTATGACTCGCTTTCAGCCAGATATGTTAAAGCATTGGCCCGTGCTATGGCTTACACCAAACAAGTAAAAGCTGCATCTACTCTTAACAATGGGTTTAATGCTGCATTTACTGGCGGTGATGGTCAGTCTTTGTTCTCATCTGCACATCCTTTGGTTAATGGTGGCACTAACAGCAACCAACCAACTACTGCTGCAGATTTAAACGAAACTTCTTTAGAAGCGGCTGTTATCCAAATCGCTGGTTGGACAGACGAACGCGGTCTTTTGATTGCAGCTAAACCTAAGAAACTCGTAATCCCACCTGCACTACAGTTTGTTGCAACCCGTTTACTGGAAACAGAACAACGTGTAGGCACTGCTGACAATGATTTGAACGCCATCAAATCAAATGGTGTTATCCCTGGCGGCTACACTGTTAATAATTTTTTAACGGATAGTAACGCCTGGTTCTTAACAACAGATGTTCCTAACGGATTAAAAATGTTTGTTAGAGCACCTATATCCAATGACATGCAGGGGGATTTCGATACTGGCAACGTGCGTTATCGCAGTAGAGAAAGATACTCGGTGGGGTATTCTGATCCGTTAGGTATGTTTGGGTCTGCTGGCGCTTAGTATATAAATCAACAACTTAGCTTAAATTAAAGCCCTCTCCGGAGGGCTTTTTTATGTCCGAAAAAAAATAAATTAAAGAAACCACTTGTTTCTTTAATATTAACATGTCATACTGTTTTCAAGGTTTAATTTTTAATTGGAAATGATGTGATGATAAATAAGATGAATAGTCCTTTATTTGAAAAAGGTCTTACAAAATGGAACACATATATAGCTAACTATGTTGGCAAATATGATTTTTCAAATTCTGTTTACGCAGGTATGAATAATAAAATTTTTTTCATATGCCCAAAACATGGAAAAATAGATATGGATGCTAAAAATGTAATAAGTGGAAAAACCTGTAAAAAATGTTCTTTTGAAGAACGTGGAGGTAAAAAAAGAACAACACAAACAACTTATATTGCAAGAGCATCTTTGGCTCATAAGAATAAATATACCTATGAACATGTAAAATATTCAGGTCTTAAAAATAAAATAAAAATAGTTTGCCCAGAACATGGAATATTTGAACAGACAGCTGATGATCACATAAATGGCGCTGGGTGTAAAAAATGTTTTCACACTTATCGTAGGGGTAAATCTCAAATAGACACACTGGATAGTTTTAATGAAAAATTAAACAATGCTTTTTCTGGATGTTTAAAACTTTTGTCTAAAGAATATTTAAACAGTCAAGAAGATATATTTGTTACATGCACAAAACACGGTGGAGAATTGATATCTAAACCTTATAGGTTGTCGGCTGGTGAAAACCCATGCGCTAAGTGTAATCATATGAAATCTGCTCCTGAACAAGCAATTGCAGATTATTTGAGTATTTTCACACCTATACTACAAAGAGATAGATCGCTAATAAGCCCAAAAGAACTGGATATTTATATTCCCACTGCAAATCTAGCTATTGAGTTTCATGGTATGTTTTGGCACTCACATTTTGAAGCTGAAACTGAAGATAAAGATAAATATAAAACATACAATAAATACAAATCTTGTGCGGAGAAAGACGTTAGGCTTATCACCATATACGAAACAGAATGGCAAAACAGGCAACCTCAAATAAAAAGACTGCTTAGAAATGCGATAGGTAAAACAAAAGGTAAGTTGATGGCTCGTAAGTGTCAAGCATCTATGGTTCCACACACAGAAGCCAAAGCGTTCTTTGAAAAATATCATCCTCAAGGCGGTGACGGCTCAGGCACACACTATGGTATTTATTGGAAAACAAAGTTAGTAGCCTGTATGCGATTTTCTTTAGGATCAAATGATAGGGGAAATACAAAAACAAGAGACTGGACTTTGTCTCGATACGCCACGCGAGTTAATGTTCTTGGTGGGGCATCTAAACTATTTAAAGCGTTTGTAAAAGAACAAGATCCTGATCTTATAAAATCTTTTTCAGACAATAGGTATTTCTCTGGCGGCATGTACGAACAACTTGGTTTTGAGTTGGTATCAGAATCAATGCCAGACTATCAGGTTTGGAGTCAGAAAAAAGGTTTATTTCCAAAGTCTCATTATCAAAGAAGAAACATCCAAAAGAGATTGTTAGAACATGGTAAAGATGAGAAGTATGATCACGAAACAGATGAGCGAACCGAAAGAGAAATGACCTATTTAATGGGCGCAGGTAGGATATATGACTGTGGTAAAAAGAAATGGGTTTGGACAAAATAAACATCTTGCAAACACTCTAAAAAGGTAGTATAAGTATCTTCATACCGAGATAAAATTCGGCTTAATAGACTGCTCTCGGCAGACGCATAGAAGACTATTAGGCTTAACTTTCTATGAAGGAACTATCATGTCAAGAACTACCTTTTCAGGCCCAATTAAAGCTGGAACAGTCCGTAACAACAAGTACAATAATGTAGGTTTTACTGTTTTACGCCAAACAGAATTAGTCACTTTTAACACTACGTTAAAATCAGAAAACATTATCTATTTACCCTCTGGCTCTAATATCTTAAACGTAGCAGTTGATGTTATTACTGCGTTTGATTCTGCTACTTCCGCGACACTAACCATTGGTAAGACTTCTGCTGGCACAGATTATGTTTCTGGTGTCAACGCCAAAACTGCGGCTAGAACCATTCCTACTTTCACTGCCGCTCAGTTGCTTGCAATGCAATCAACACCTGTTGATATATCTTCTTCAGTGACAGGCGAAGCACCTTGTTCTATTTTATATACAACCATCACTTCTGTTGGTCAACCAACTGCGGGCTCTGTCTACGTCACTATCCAATACACTCAAGCTGACGATCGCGCCACAGCCTCTACACAATAAGTAGGAGACTGAAATGAGTATGCAAACTGACGTTAAGAGCGTCCATGCTAATGGTGGTACGACAGGTGTAGCGGTATCATTATTAACAGGGCGCTTTAGGGTAAAGAGTGTTGTTATTGCTGGCGGTGCAGGATCAGGTACAGTTAAACTTTCTGACGGAGCCACTTCTACAAATGCAGCTGTCGGTAATGTTGAATTAGAACTTGATACCGGAGCAAACTCAAACGTAGCTAATGTACTACTACCAGGTGAAGGTATTCTGTTTGAAAATGGTGTTTGGTATACCCCTACAACCGTCGTACCGATTGGTATCACCGTTATCTACGCATAGGTTATACTGATGGAACATCAACGAGCAACTGACCCTGAAGTTCGAACTGCAAGAGAACTAGCAGAACACGGCTCTGATATCAAACATCTACAGGCCGATATGGACAAGATGAGTGATGATATGGAAGAGGTTAAAAAGTCTCTTCAGAATATTAACAAGACACTTGCTGAGGCTCAAGGTGGTTGGAAGGTGATGATGCTGGTTGGTGGGTTTGGTGCAGCGATCGGTAGTCTGGTCGCATGGATAATCAACTTTCTTAAAGTATAATTATGGCAACTAAAAAAGCGCCAGTCTTATCGGTTGGTCGAGGCGAAAAGTTACCTGTATCGAAAGGTGCAGGTTTGACTGCTAAAGGTCGCGCTGCTTATAATTCAGCAACCGGATCAAACTTGAAAGCACCTGCACCACACCCTAAAACCAAAGCGGATGAAGGTAGAAAGAAATCATTTTGCTCAAGAATGACAGGGGTTCCCGGTCCGATGAAAGATGAGAAGGGTAACCCTACTCGTAAAGCAGCCTCATTAAAAAGGTGGAACTGCGGTGCCAAGTAAATCGGATAAGCAAGCGAAGTTTATGCGAGCAATAGCGCATAGTCCTGAGTTCGCTAAGAAAGCAGGTGTACCACAAAGTGTAGGAAAAGAATTTGTATCTGCCGATAAAGGCAAAAAATTTAAAACAGGTGGCGAGATGAAAAGTAAACCCGATCTAAAAAAGTTGTTCAAAGGTAAAGAGTCAGTTAAAGAAGAACTGAAAGAAGCCAAAGCAATAAAGTCTGGTAAGATCAGCCCGATGCAATATGCTAAAGGTGAAGAGTCTGAAAAGAAAATGAAAAAAGGCGGTTCATGTTACGCTAAAGGTGGATTGACAGGTCGTGGTGATGGTATCGCTTCTAAAGGCAAAACCAAGTGTAAGGTGATCTAATATGAGAAACGCTAACAAAGATGAAATGGCTAATGCTGACCTACAAAGAAAGATGGTCAACCAACCACGCACCGCACCTAAAGCTAAACCCGTAGCGAAGTCTACCTTCAAACCAAAAGTGTCTGATGAAGCTAACGATACCTTGCGCCCTGAAGACATGCAAAAGATGAAGAAGGGTGGTAAAACCAAGTGTATGGCTAAAGGCGGTTTAACAAGTCGCGGTGACGGTATTGCCTCTAAGGGCAAAACCAAGTGTAAGTACGTTTAATTAGGAACCCTATATGTCTGATGTAAAAATCTCTGGATTACCAAGCTCAACAGGTGTAACCCCTGCATCAGACTATATTCCTATTGTCCATAACGGTACGACTGAGAAGATTACCCCTGACCAGTTGATCTCAGGGATAGGTTTAGCTACTGATTCCGAATTAGCCGCAGGTCTGGGATTAAAAACAAACATAACTGATTTAGCAGCAATCACCGGAGCAGCTTTAATTGGCTTCCGACAATCTTCAATAGGTGCCACTGTTAGAACAGTTGACGCTAAATTAAAAGAAGAAATATCAGTATTAGATTTCGGTGCTGTAGGTGATGGCGTTACGGATGATACTGCGGCTTTTAATTTGTTTTGGCAAACAATAAAGGCAAGCAAAGTACAGATAGGGCCGGATAGTTATGTCACTATCGCTGGACTAATCCCGAAAGGGACGTATTATATAGGATCATCTATAAACTGGACTAATCTAAACGCATATAATTTAGAAATATCCGCATATGGAGCCGTCTTACTTGGTAATGTTGCTGGTGGTAATGTTATCGATATGATTGGTGTATTAGGAAGTCACATAAAAGGATTGACCATTGTAGGTGGTACAAGCAACACACCAAAAACAGCAGTTTTAGTCGGACCTATTGGTACGGCAACTTGTGGAATAAATAGTTTTGTAGATTGTAAATTCATAGGGTATTATACCCTCACATCTTTTTGGAATATAGGTTCTGAAACAACGGAATATACAGGCTGTAGATTTAGTAATAGTTATATTGGAGCATCTTCTTATTCATACATAGGTGATGGGGTAAATAGATTTGGAGCGGCCAGTAGTTATCAAACCATTAGAAGTCCTAATGTTTCTGTAAGTTTTACTGCTAATAGTTTTAAACAATGTTCATTTAGAAATTGGTCAACAGTTAATACAGGTGCATCCGTTTATTTAGAATATACAAATACTTGGAGTTTTGACAAAGCATGTTATTTTCTAGCTTTTACCAACGCTAATTTAATCATACGATTAGGGACAGATAGTGTAACACTTGGGTTATCTTTAAAAGGATTGTTTGAATCAAGCTTATTAACAGGTTTAGATTATTGTGTAAAGTTTTTAGTCCCTACCGGTGAAAGCGCAACGTGTTATGATAATGATTTTGATTTTACCTATCCAACACCAAAAACGTCTGTAATAAAACTTGAAGATATTGTTGGGGGAACACCGGGTACTTTAGTTTTTACAGGTACAGTTAGGATTGTTAACTCATCGCTTGGGGCAATAACTCTGTTTGATGCAGAAACAATGACCTATTTGGGGGATTTACATTGTAAGGCCGCGACCACAATTAATATACAAAATTTATCCGCATTTAAAGGTATTATTTACACAGACACAAAAACAAGCATCCAAGGACCTACCGCTGGAAATAATGATAGTAACATTATTATTATAGATAAAAACTCAGGAAACTTAAGCTTTATATCAAATAATCCAGTTTTTCATTGTATGTCCAATGCAGAGACTTCAGGGAGTTTAGTGTTATCAAGAGCGTTAGGTCAAGCTGATAGATCAAGTAATATTTCAGTGTCTAACTCATCAACGACGGCTAATAATAACATTCAATTACAGGTTCATACTGGAACTGTTGGGAATAGATATAACACCTTGACCGCTAAAGGTGATGGGCATGTTTATATTGGTGACATTGCCAATAGTAATATATTTAATTTTCAACCTGATTTAACAGGATCAGGATCACCTGCATTAATTGTTTCTGGAACGGCAACAAATTCTGGATTATCTTTTGCCACAAAAGGCAGTGGGGATAGTTTTTTTTCAAGTGGGCAAGGATTATATCCATCGTTTTTAATACAAGGTGTTGCTTCATCTGTTAACTATATTAAAGCAACCCCCTCTGTATCGGGAGCAGCGGCTTCTTTTGAGTGTCTGTCAAGTGTAGATGCAAATATAGATTTACAATTGATACCCAAGGGCACAGGGAATATAAAATTTGGGGCATACACTGCGACTCCAGGTGCAACAACTGGATATATTACAATTAAAGACTCTGCCGGTAATCTTAGAAAGTTAGCAGTAATCGCATAATGAGATTCTCTAGAGGTATGGGCGACATTAACCCAAGTAAAATTCCAAAGAAGATTGTTCGTAAGGACAACCCGAATAGTGTAGACTTGTACAAAAAAGGAGGGGTTGCCAAAAGCTTTCCTCCAGCCACTAAGTTTAAACAGGCTAAGAAATGACAACGACGAATACCGCTACGTTCAATATGAGTCTCGATGAGATAATCGAAGAATGCTACGAACGCGTGGGTTCGGAAGCGAGATCGGGCTACGATTTCAAGACTGCTAGACGTTCACTTAATCTATTAACAATAGAATGGGCTTCAAAAGGCATAAATTTATGGCTCATAGAACAAGGCTCTATCCCTTTACTGACTAACATTGGCACGTATGATTTACCATCCGACACTATCGATTTGCTTGATCAAGTGGTACGTACAGGTACCGGCACTACTCAAGTGGATATCAACTTATCTCGTATTTCTAGTTCTACTTACGCTACTATACCTGCTAAGAACACGTCGGCACGTCCTGTGCAGGTTTGGATAAACAGACAAGCGCAAATACCACAAATCAACGTATGGCCTAAACCTAATAACGATAGTTATACGTTCGTCTATTGGCGCTTAAGACGTATCCAAGATGCCGGTAATGCGAGCAATACACAAGACATACCGTTTAGATTCTTACCTGCGCTGATCGCAGGGTTAGCATATCAGTTATCAATGAAGCTACCTGGCGTTGATCCTAATCGTAGCGTTATGCTCAAAGCAGTTTATGATGAAGCGTTTCAAATCGCTAGTGAGGAAGATCGTGAAAAGGCATCTTTGCTTGTCGTCCCTAGGATGCTTAGGTAGTGGCTATAAAATGTGTGACTGGTGTGGTTGACAATTGTGTGACTGATGTGATATACTCTAATTTTTATAGGAGAAATCACATGGCTAATAAGTACACAGAAAACTCAGTTAAACATTTGGGTATATCTACAAAGTGCGGAGTATATATTCTTACCGAAACATTATCCGGTAGGACATATATTGGGAGTTCTAAAAATATGAGAACTAGAGTTGCTCATATTTTTAGCAAGTTAAAAACAATGTATCGACCTAGCCATTTGTATGAAAGTTTTACTGAAGCTTTTAACGCACATGGTAGTAAAATATTTTTAGCAAAAGAATTGGTGATATGTTCGGAAGAAAATTTATTAATGTATGAGCGAGCATGTATAGAAGCTTTTTGTCCAACAGAAAACACACTTATGCGTAGTGATGGACGTATATGTTTTTCTGAAAAAGAAAGAGTTTTAAAAAGTGAAAGAGTAAAAGCGTTATGGGCTACCGAAGAATATCGAAACAATGCTATAGCTGCTAGAAAAGGTAAAGCATATAATAAAGGTTATAAATGTACTCCGGCTCAAGTTGAAAATAGAAGAAAGGCTGCTCGAATATCTAATATAAAAAGAAAGTTTGGTTTGGATTGGAAAGAGCAATACATATTAAAATACCCAGACTTTGCGGGTGATGTAAGTGACCGTTAAGTACACATCGGGTAAGTACACGAATTCGGCTTGCGATCGTTGCGCGGAGTGGGTTCGCCTTAGCACGCTTAAAAAGATTACTCTAAAAGATAACCGAACAAACATTAAAGTTTGTTCAAGATGTTGGGAGCCTAGCCACCCACAATTACGTTTAGGTCAGTATCCGGTTGTCGATCCGCAAGCGGTCAGAGAACCAAGACCGGACAGTCCTGAGACTGGTGTACATCTTAGTCCGTCTCTATTATGGGAAAATCAAGAAGCAACCAATATGGGTCTAATTGGTGGCTTCTTGATTCAAGAGAATGGTGGATCACTATTATTAGACGGTTATGTTGGTTATGATATAATCACACAAGACGGTTATTTTGTCTTTACACAAGATAACCTACAAGTTAACGCGGAGTAAATATGCCCTCTATCAAAGTATCGGAACTTAGCACGGCAGTAACACCTTATGATGGGTCTGAGTATTCACTAGGTATTCAAGATGGTCGTTCTGTAAAAGTACCTGTTCCCAATCTTGCGGGAGCTTTAGGCGCTACTTTAATTGGCATAACCCCTAGCGGTACAATATCCGCAAACACAGTGGCGGGGGCGCTTAACGAATTGGATTTAGAAAAAGCATCGGTGGATAGTGTTAGTTTAAAAGCAAACAGTGCAGATTTAGCCGCAACAACTGGCGCTGGTTTAGTTGGGTTTCAACAAACTGGCGTAGGTGCAGTAGCTAGAACAGTTGATGATAAATTAAAAGAAGAGTTATCTGTTAAAGATTACACGACATCTTTAGAATATTACAATACTGTAAATAGTATAACGCCTTCCTTTTGGACGGATGACACGCCCCCTGCTGATGTTGTTGCTATACCAAATAGATTATGGGTTGGAGATGCTGTTAAGCAAAATGGGGCATATTCGCCCGAGGCCTATAAATCATGGGTTGGATATTCGGCTAGTGGTTATTTGACTTATTTTGACTCAAGAAGTCAAATGGGGGTTTATAGTAGTTCTGGAAAAGTTGCAATAGCAGCAGCAACACGTACAAGCGATAGAGGGGAAACAGGTGGGCCAACCATAGGTGTTTCTTCTTACGCTAATAACAATAGTACAACAGAAACGGCAGCAAGAGCATGGGCATACTATGGGCATGCTGCAAACGCACAGCCTAACAGTTCCACTTTTGTTGCAGAATTAGCAGTTTGTTCGACTCAACCTCACCAATTTGTTACACCTTACGTTACTGGATATGGTAATACAACTGCTTGTATTTGGGCGGCCGTTGGTGGGGAAACAGCCGAAGCTCTTATTGCAAATGGAGAAGGCGCAACACTAACAAATGTTTCTGCGGGTTTATGTATTGTTAACAGTTCTTACTCCGCAGCTGACAATAGGTTTAATAAAGGGATTGTGGTTGGCGCAACCGCTGTCCAAGGGACAGATGGTACAACCGGATTTGGTACAGCCATTTCACTAGCAAGGGGACACACTATAGATTGGATGTGCCCTGGAAACAACGGATTGGATAGGGGCGCATATATAACATCGTCTTCGACAGTTAGCACAGGTTTTGGTATAAACTTTCAAAATTCAGGTATTTATTTTAATTCAAATTCTCGCCTTGCTATTAGTATGGAGGCGGGCTCAGGGACACCAGCTAATTACATTCGTCTGTACCCAGCATCAGCGGGAAACTCTCCTGTATTTGGAGTAGGTGGTTCAGATACAAATGTTGATTTAACTTTAGGTACCAAAGGGACGGGGGTTATAAAATTAGGTTATGCCGCAACGACAGCAGATACGCCAGCTTCCTTTTCAGCCACAAAAAGAATTGAAATTAAAGATAGCGCTGGGACAGTTTATTATATTGCTGCTTCAACTACAACTTGGTGATTATTTGATATGTACACATTAGAATTTACAGAACAACAGTTGTTAATACTTAACCAAGCATTGCAAGAGTTGCCATTCAAATTAGCAGCGCCTTTGTTTGAAAGTATTAATAAGCAAATAAAAGAATTAGAGTCTAAATCCCTTTTTGAGGAAAAAAACAATGGCTAAACAAAGTAACACGAAAGAAGCAATCGACTCATCAAACCCTAAGTCTGTACCTGTACCAAACTCTTCAGGTTATCCGCAAACGGGCACTAAAACCTCCGGTGTGGTGACACGCGGCAATGGTTGTGCGACTAAAGGGAAAACGGCTCGTGGCCCGTTATAACCGATGACGTACAATGAACTTAAGCAAGCGATTCAAGATTTCTCAGAGTCCTATGAACCCTCGTTCATAGCGAACCTAGATCTCTTCATCGAGCAGTGCGAGAAGCGCGTCTATAACTCGGTACAGATACCTGTACTGAGAAAGAACGTGATGGGTGCTATGACAACCTCTAATAAGTATTTGTCTTGCCCTGACGACTTTCTGTCTGTGTATTCTATCGCGGTGGTTAACAGTACCGGTGACTATAGTTATCTGTTAGACAAAGATGTCAGCTACATGCGTGAGGCGTATCCTAGACCGACTGATGTCGGTCTGCCCAAATACTATGGGATCTTCGGTCCACAATCATCTAACTTATCCGAACTGTCTATCATCTTAGCGCCTACCCCTAATGCGAATTATCCGGTCGAGTTGCATTATTACTACTACCCAGAGTCAATAACAACCGCGTCTTCAGGCACCACATGGTTAAGCGATAACTATGATCCCGTGCTATTATATGGGTCATTACGCGAGGCGATCATCTATATGAAAGGTGAGCAAGATATGGTGGGTTACTACGAACAAAAGTTTCAAGAAGCTCTTGCTCAACTCAAACGCCTATGCGACGGACTAGAGAGAGGCGACGCTTATCGTGACGGTCAAACTAAAATACCACTTAAAGCATTATAACAGGACATATACATGGCAGCTTTTGCAAAATATAACTCAGGTGTTGAAGCACTGGTTGAAGGGATTAATGCAGGTTCAGACACTTGGAAAATAGCATTAACAAACAGAACACCTGTACCCTCAACAGATGCTGTACTTGCAGATATTAGCGACCTGCCCACTGCTGGCGGTTATACCGCGGGTGGTAATGCGTGTTCTGTAACAAGCTCTGCTCAAACATCAGGCACTTACAAATTAGTCTTAGCCTCACCTGCGACATGGACAGCTTCGGGTGTAGGCTTTACTTTTAGATATGCGGTTCTTTACGATGTAACAGCCAGCAATGCGCTGGTCGGTTATTGGGATTATGGTTCTTCTATTGTAATGAGCGGAACGAATGGTGATACGTTTACCGTCACATTGGATGGTTCTCAAGGGGTGTTTTCAGTTTCCTAGGAGTTTTAAACACAGCATCTTTTGGATTCCAACCAAAATTTAATCTGTTGGTGATTGTGGTTATATTTATACCGGATAATCTTGACCAATCTGAAACGCATTTGGTTTCATTATCAATTGTTATATAACGCGTTGTTTTACGAGATAAACATATCTCTCTCATTGTTTTAGCAACAGGTGTGTTTATTAAATCATCGTGTGACCATCCATGATTTAATCTGTAACTAAGAGTCGATTGAGGGACATTGAGTTCATTTGCCCATTCTTGTAAACATTGGGATTTATTGTTAGCAGTTATAATTGTGTTGTTACGTTTATTTTGAGCTTGCTCTTTTAGAGAAGCCCATCTACAATTAGAAGGAGAATAGCCTGATGAATTATCGATTCTATCCAAGGTATGGTTTAAAGGGCGTTCACCCATATCAGATAAAAAGTTTTCAAAAAATAACCAAGGTTCGTAAACAGTAATTCCACGACCACCATATAAATGATAATGGCTGTTTTTTGTATTATTACATCTAGCTTTCATAGCATACCAACTTCCATAAGTTGGCGTAGGAGAATTATTTTTAGTATGACCATGTGTTTTCATGTAAAAGCCTTTTTCAAATAAAAATAGGGTAACATGATAATGATTAAAATACAAACTTAATAGAGAATAATTATGACTCTCGTCTTCGCAGATTTAGTTCAAGAAACTACCAGCACAACGGGTGCCGGTACGCTGACGCTTAGCGGTGCAGTATCTGGCTTTCAAAGTTTTGCCGCTATTGGAAACACCAATACGACTTATTACCGTATCAAAAGCGGGTTAGACTCCGAGGTGGGTATTGGTACGTATACCTTATCAGGAACTACACTAAGTCGTGACACCGTACTCTACTCGTCTGCTGGGGGCACAACTAAAATCACAGTAGCCACCGGCGCAACCGTGTCTTGTGTTTATCCTGCCGAACGGGCTGTTTATCTTGACGCGGTTGGTAACTTAGGCGTAGGTGGAGCATCTGCTGTTAATAAACTGACTGTTGCTGACACAGTATTGGCAACAGGCTCTGGAGCAGGTTCTTTAGTTGATCTGAGCCAGACTTGGAACAATGCGGCAGGTAATCCGACCGCGATTAAACTTAATGTGACTAATAGCCAAAGTGGTTCTACAGCTAAGTTGATGGACTTGCAAGTTGGTGGAGAAAGTAAGTTTAGCGTGAGCAAGACTGGTAATATTAATTTTGGTTCAACTTCTACTCAGTCACTTATTGATGGAGTAAGTAACGGTGTTGGTAATGAGTTAATAATAGGTAGTATCGTTAGTGGTGTAGGTATAAAAAATAATGTGTTTATGAAAACAAATTATTTACAAATGTATCTCAATTCATTTTTTGGTTGGAGTGTAGATCCAAGATTGAACACTGGTGATTTAACTCTATACAGAGACGCAGCCAGCACCCTCGCTCAACGTAACTCAACCAACTCACAAACTTTCAGGCTTTATAATACTTACACGGATGCCAGTAACTATGAAAGATCAGCATTAAGCTTTGTCACCTACAGTGGTGCTTTATACACCAAACTAGCAGCAGAATCTGCCGGTACAGGTGCAGCTAATATTGGTATTGCATTATCCCCAAAAGGTACAGGTGCTATCACTGCTCAAGTGCCGGATGGAACAGTTGCGGGTGGTAATGCAAGGGGTGCTAATAGTGTTGATTTGCAGACTTTAAGAGATGCAAATACTCAAGTAGCTGGTGGGATTTATAGTGCGGTTTTAAGTGGTAAGGCTAATAAAGCAACAGGGACTTGGAGTGTTGTTGTAGGCGGTGCTTACTGTGAATCGATTGGTGCAAACTCTTTGACCGGTGGAGTTTATTGTACCGCAGATGGTCAATCACAATTTTCAATAGCTTATGGTTCTGCTTGTTCACTTGTTAACGCTTCTTATGGTGGTGCATTTGGACTTAGGGGTACTGCTAATAAACGAGGTCAATTTGCTTTTGGTATAGGTGCATTTGCAATAGCGGGAGATATGCAATATTCCTATTTAGGATTTGCAGGTGCAACTACAACTGCAACTACAACTGAAATATTCTTAGTAAATAGTGCAGGCGATAGAGCAACTATCCCAAACTCAACAACTTGGGCAGCCGACATAGATATAGTTGCACGCTCATCAGGCGGTACTGAAAATGCCTACTTCAAAAGAAGATTAGTTGTTAAAAAAGGAACAACTGCGGCAAGTACAGCCTTAGTTGGTACAGTTCAAACGGTCGGTACTGATATAGGTACTACTGATATGCTAGCAATAGCAACTCCAATAACTCTAACAGCCGATACGACTAACGGTGCAATGAAACTGGAAGTAACAGGGTTAGCAGCTACAAACATAAGATGGGTCGCTAAAGTCTCTTTAGTTGAAGTCGGTTTCGCATAAGGATAAACAATGACATTATTAGAAGAAATAAATACAGGCTCATTAGCCGAAGAACTCGCACCTTTGGTCACGGCAAATGACTATCGGGGAATTGATAATGCACTTAACCGCAAAGACATCGTAACGGCTGGAAGTATTACGGTGAACAAGTTTGCCATTTGGTGCGCAGAGACTGGCATGCGGGCGGCTATTAATGACCAAGCTTCTACGCCTGCAAGCCCGTTGCGTTCTATTGCTCTGACGTTGCTCGACTTGCTACAAGGTAATCTAACACCCGCCTCGCTAGATTTATCTATCCAGCAAAACGTGGATATGCTCCATGCTTGGGTGTTAGCTGGTTTACTGACTACCGCACAGGAACAAGAGTTAATTACTTTAAGCCAAACATTAATCTCAAGAGCCGAACAAATCGGCTTAACCGTTGATGCTAACCTAGTCGCTCAGGCGTTAGGTTATGTGCCTTCACCGAGTTTAATAGCCACTAACGATGATTACTTAGTCTTTGTGATTAACGGGGCGCTACAGTCTTATATGTCACAATACAACCAAGCAACACCGGAAGATGGCCTGACAGCGGCACGGGTGGCTTATAACGAGAGTATTAACCCGACTATTCCTGATCCAGTACCCGCACCTGAAGTTATCTAATGTTTGCGCAATCGGGGTTTGCTGATCTACCGTTTACAGGTGCGATACCTCCGGTAATCTATTCCCTAACAGGGGACGCAGGTGCGTATAACTATACAGGTATAGCAGCGAGCTTTGCACTTAGCAAAAAGCTAATCGCTTCTGCTGGAACATACAGTTACACAGGAAACGCAGCGACCTTAACCTATGTTTCTGGTCAAGCGGGTATCGATTATACTTTACTTGGCGGTGCAGGCGCATATCTGTATACTGGTGGTAACGCCACTTTTGAGTATGTGTTACGCGGTTGGCATCCTGTTGATACCACACAAACCACCAATTGGGGCATAGTAGAAACTATTCAAATACCAACCTGGAATGTTTTAGAAACTACTCAAATAACAACTTGGCAGAAAATAGATACTAAACAATAAGGGTATAACTATGAAAGAATTTATGTTAGCTCGATTAGAAGAAGCTTCTACATGGCGGTCTATGATATGGGTGTTAACAAGTTTTGGTTTGGTTGCATTTAAAGGTGAGCAAGCAGAAGCGATTGTTGCGTTGGGTATGTGTCTCGCTGGCGGTGTTGGTATTGCTGCCCCTGACAAGTTGTTCAAACGCACTGATACAAAACTGTAAAGTAAGACCTGCTATAATATCACCTATAGGCTGGACTAACACCACTGTTGATGGTGGACAAATGACACTCTCTTGTAAGGTATGGGAATAATGACTATAAAACCGATTGTAATAAGTTCAGCCGCGAAGTTAATCTTAGGTACAACCCTTTGGACTAATGTTCGTCATCTTGTGTCGTCTATCGATACAAACAAAAACTTAACAGGCGCTGAGAAACGAGCCTCTGTGCTTGCTGATTTACGGGCTATCGCTGGTGAGGTTAGCACAGTCTTATTAAACTGCGCTATCGAGATCGCTACGCTTTGGGTTAGAAGCTTAACCGTTAAATAAGGATACAACATGCCAAGCACTTATTCCCCCTCGTTACGTTTAGAGCTTATTGGTAACGGTGAACAAGCGGGTAGTTGGGGTACGACTACTAATAAAAATTTAGGTACGTTATTAGAACAATCAATCGCTGGCGTAAAAGCGATAACAATGTTCAACGCTACCTATACGCTATCCGCATTAAGCGGTGTTACTGACGAAGCTAGACAAGCAGTTCTTGTTGTTAGTGGAACTAATTCAGCTATTCGTGCAGTTGTAGCGCCTTTGGCCGTAAAGACTTATACGATTGTTAACAATACAAGTGGTGGGTTTGCTATAACCATCGGTGCAGTCAGTGGTGCAGTTGTTACTGTCCCTAGCGGTGCTACGATGAACGTATACTGTGACGGTACCAAGTTTGTAGAGGCCAAACCTTATAGCGCTACAGTGGCGGCTGGTTTATCTACAACACTTGCGGTAACTTCTGGCGGCACAGGTGTAACCACTAGCACAGGATCTGGAGCAACGGTCCGTTCTATTACACCCACATTGGTAACGCCTCTGTTAGGTACGCCAACTTCTGGGGTATTAACAAACTGTACAGGTCTCCCTATAGCTACAGGTATTACTGGCGCAGCTGCTGGTGCAGCTACGTTTTTAACAACGCCTACCAGTGCTAATTTAAAAGCTTTAGTTACAGACGAAGTAGGTTCAGGTGCATTGGTATTTGCCACATCACCAACCTTAGTCACTCCTGTCTTAGGAACACCAGCCTCTGGTGTGTTAACCAACTGTACAGGTAAGAATTTATGTAAAGCGTTTGTTGCCTTTGATGGTAACACAGGAACGATAATATCCTCACTCAACGTAACCAGCGTAACAAGATCGGGTGTGGGTATTTATGTGGTCAACATGACCACTGCATTAGCAAGCACAGCGTACACGATTGTTACCGGATATGATGATGCGTCTGGACAATCAAACACTATAAATGCAGGAACCACAAGGACAGTATCGAGTTTTAATATGGGTTGCGCAAATTCAAATAGCGGAGCAAATAGAGATGCCGATTACATTACCGCTGCTGTTTTTGCATAGGTGCAGACAATGAATATTATTTGGAAAAAACCGGATCTAAGTTTAGCGATAACGTCTGTCAGTAATGTGGACAACATACAAACGTATGCCGAACAGTTAAAAACATGGGGTATTATCCCTACTGATTGGATAGCGCTTGGATTTAATATACAAATACCAACCTCTGAATCTCCAGAGAATTGGCTGTTTAGCAATGGTGTTATCACTGTTAATCCTGTTAAACAAACAGTCATTCCGAGTATAACCATGCGTCAAGCACGGCTTGCTCTTTTATCGTATGGGTTGCTTGATGATGTTGAGATGCTGATCGTACAACCTAATGATAAAATTTGGTGGGAGTATTCTCCAACCGTAGAACGTAATAACAGTTTAGTCATCCAAGTGTTAACCGCACTTGGTAAGTCTTCAGCACAAATAGATGAGATGTTCATCCAAGCGGCACTGCTCTAATGGAAGCCAACTTTGCTCCGGCACTGCGACACGTCCTGATTAAGGAAGCTGGGTTTCAAGATGATCCTCGTGATCGAGGAAACCGATTACCGGATGGGCGTGAAGGGTGTACCAACCTAGGTGTTACGCAAGCGGTTTGGGAATCTTTTGTTGGTCACCCTGTGTCTAGAGATGATATGAAACGCTTAAACACTGAGCGAGTCTCTCGGCTGTATAAACACAAGTATTGGAATTCGGTACGTGGAGATGATTTACCTAGCGGCATTGATTATATGGTATTTGACTTCGGTGTAAACGCAGGACCAGGACGAGCAATAAAACTTCTTCAGTCTGTCGTTGGTACAACTGTTGATGGTGCTATCGGTCCGAAGACACTTGACGCTGTTAAAAAACTACCAATTGAAACACTCATGGTAGAATACACACAAGCGAAAGAAGATTACTATAAGTCTTGTGTTGAGTTCCCAATATATGGTAGAGGTTGGTTGGCTCGAAACGCAGAGGCTAAGAATATAGCAAGCACCCTAATAGGATAGATTATGCCGTTACAGAAGCTAGTTTTACGCCCTGGAATAAACAAGGAAAACACGAATTACGGTGGAGAAGGCGGGTGGTACGACTGCGATAAAGTTAGATTTCGTTCTGGAAACCCTGAGAAGATTGGTGGTTGGGTACGTGTAAGTGACGCGCAATATCAAGGTTTGGCACGATCGCTTTGGAACTGGGCAAACTATGCAGGTGATAATTATTTAGGTGTAGGCACTAATCTAAAGTATTATATTGAAGAAGGTAACGTCTATAACGATATTACCCCTATTCGTCGAACTTTTTCTACAACAACGACTAACAACTGTTTTGCAACCACTATCGGTTCAAACATAGTCACCGTAACTATTACAGGTAACGGTTCTTCCACAAACGACTTTGTCACCTTCTCTGGTACCACTGCGGTAGGTGGTATTCCTGCGATCAGTCTTAATTTAGAGTTTCAGGTAACCACACTCACCCCCGATACTTTTACCATAGTAACTGACACAGCGGCAACATCAACTGTCACTGCGGGTGGCGGCACTGCAATAGTCGCGGCTTTTCAACTAACCACAGGACCTACCGTTTACTCGGTCGGTACCGGTTGGGGCGCAGGTGGTTGGGGTGTTACTGGATGGGGGTTAGCGTCTTCCACATCCGGTGTGGGCAACCAACTTTTGTTATGGACAAATGATAACTACGGACAAGATTTAATAATAGCGCAACGTGGTGGTGGTATACACTACTGGAAAAACAGTTGGGGTCTTACGCATA